TGACAACATTCGCCGCTTCTCTTTTTTCATCAACAATGTCAGCGTTCTTAGCTTTTTGACGCATATTCTCATAATTCATATGAGCATATGCGGCATCAAGATTGCCTATATTGTGTTTTAAAGCATGAGAAAAAAGCTCTTGCTGGTTAATTTCTGTATCGTATTTGTTCTGCAGTTGATTCACTTCTTTTTGCAAATTCTGCTGTCTTAACGCTTTGTTTTGTTCTTCAATATTGGATTCAATTCGTCGCAGGCGAGCTTCATCGGGATCCAATTCCTCTTCTGGTTCAACAGAAAAATTATCTTGGTTGTCCAACCCAACCCCAAAAGCATCAGCTAAAGCTGAAACTGCTCCTTGAGGATCAGATTCTAAAGCCTGAACGATTGCCTCACCTTGAGCCAATCTTTCGCGTTCGGTAGCCAACTCTTGCGTTTTACGTGTGTAATCCGCTTGACGCTGGTAACCGTTTTGAAGTTCCTCCATCGAGACTTGCTGCATTTCGCCATCAATTTTGACGTTATACATCTCACCTGTTGGAGTTGCTTCTTGTGTTGAAATTTCAGGATTGCTGTTATCCAGTTCCGTTGTTTCATTATTTTCCATTTATGGAATCCTTTCGGTTATTCCTATATGACATCTCATTTTGTCCCATTACATATTGGGCAGCTCAACGCCCATTTGGTTTTGTAACTGGGTCATAAGCTCAGGGGGTACCCCACCTGTAGCTTCAAAAACTTGATCTGGTATTGGGGCTGGACCCATACCTCCAGTCATAGGAGGTGGTGCCATCCCCTCTTCAGGAGGCATTGCTTCTTCAGGAGGCATACCTCCCATTGGTTGTTGTTGTATTAAATACTTTTCAGGGTTTTTAATACCAAACCCATCTTGTAGAACGTGTCTAGCCAGTTCTGCTGGATCAACAATTACGCCTACAAGAGGAGCCATAGCGTTCATAAGAGATATAGCTTGCTGTCTGCGAGCAGTCTCATTCAAAGGTTGAGTTGAACCACCCTCCACAGAAAAGTCATACTCTCCGATAATGTCATCTCTCGAATAGGCAACATAATACTGTTGGTCGTCTTTGCCTGTTATACGAACCATCTGAGCATCAGTCATAAACTGTTGCATCAACTGGATTATGTGTCTGCCCATCTCGCCAATAACTAATTCAATTACAGCAAGTTTGTCAGCTGCTCTAGCATTGCCTGCATCAGCTATGATGCTGGCTTCAGTAGCTGTACGTCGTATCTCAGGCATCTGACCACGCGCATATTCTGATACACCACTCACAGTATTGATGTCTTGTTCTATAACTCCCGAATGGTTGTACATTTCAGGAGCTAAAGGAACCTGTTGCAAAGGTACAACAACTTCACCTAGAGAACGGTTCTCATCCACAACAGGAACGAACCTTCCATCTTCATCAGACTCTAAAGCTTCACGACCTTCAGGTCCAAAAGAACGCTCATGGTATAAGTACTTACGAGCGTAACGCTTCCTGTGATTAACCATCTGAGAACGCGTTTTGTTTAACTCTTCTTGCAAAGATTCTATTTGAGACAAGTCACCTATAGGGTAAAACTGGTCTGGAACATCATAATTGCGAAGCATAATGAATGGATGCCCTGAGTCATAAGGCATAGGTATTGGATCTAAAAGATAGTCGTCGCTTTGACTTGCACAAACAGAAACTGTTCCTTCTTCAAGATCATAGTATTCGTAAAGAGTTACTCGTTCTATTAGATCAGAGTAATCTTCCCTTTCGTTATCGTTATCCCAACGAACCTTCACACCAGAATCGGCTTGAATGTTGCGACGAACAGAAGCTTTGAACCTTTTATCTTTCCTAACTTCTTCAACAGGTCGAACTATACGTTGAGCTATCCACTTTGCATCTTCTAAACAAGTAGCTTCAGGGTCAACATACATATCAAAAGGAGAAACGCGCTCAACAAAAGGCTGATCCTCCACAACTTCCATCTCGAAAGAAGGAACTGAATCAATAATGTCCGCAGCAGTAGGAACATTCTCTGCTTCATCAGGGAAACTATAAACAAAATCATCAACCTCGTTTTGAGCTTCAGCAGCCATAGCTTCACGTTGCTGATTAGGAATAGCACGCTCTTGTTCCTTGAAACGCCAACCTACCTTAACCCAACCATGCCCAATGATAAGAAAATCTTTAACAGCTTGACGGAAAGGTTTCCTGTAATCGTGATGTCGCCACATGTAATTAACAATGGCTTCAACAAAAACAGCTCTGTCCTGATCCTCTTCCCTGTTAGCAGTAACAGTAATCTTAGGATGATTAACAGCTATAGAAGGAGCTATAACATTAATAGTACTGAAAGCCAAATTGACAGAAATACGATCAGGGGCTTGAGCATAACTGTTATTAGAAACACCCCAGTATGTTTTCCCACGATACATGTCGATCATACGTCGCCATTTGGAATCATACCCTTCGTCAGTTCTCCAACGACGAGCTAACTCTAAACGGCTATGTACGCGAGCAAATTTTTCTGACTTGGTTTCTCTTGCCATTAACTAGGCGCTCTTTCTACTTGAATACCAGCAGCTTCCGCTTCTGAAATAACTTTCTTCTCACGTTCTTTTAAAGTGAGATGCTGTTCATCAGCAGGCAACATAGATCTTGCTACGGAACCAGTGATGACTTTCACACCTAAAAGTTTTTGTCTCCAATCCCACAACTCTTCAAGCTCACTATCTGTTTTAGGACCCTTATGGATCTCAACATACTCTGCGAACTCTTGATAAGAAGCGTTCTTGGGTAAAATAGCCACTATCTATGGTTGTACAGAAGCAGGTTCTACTTTTCCTGTATGCCCATGCTGGTTGAAAGGTGTCTCACGTGGCGCTTGTTCATTGCTTGCTTGCCTTGAACCACCTTCATCAGAACGCAAAGTAGCTTTCTGTGAACCAGTCTCAGTAGGGGGACCGAACTCAAGCACATTAGTGTTCAAGTTAGGGTTCGCACCCATACCAGAAGCATTATATTTATTAGGTTTACTCATAAAAGGACTCTCCATTCATAATATGTCCTATGAAAGTACTTAAACTGTCCCACGCATAGTGTTTTTACCAATAACATCCTCACCTATAGCCTCTTGATTCCTAGGAATTTGCCTTCTCCACCAATCAAAAGTCCAAGAATCATCAACAACAGGCGCATATTCAGGCACATAAGCATACTGGCGCATCTGATTAGCTAAAGCCAAAGCCATAACACGGTCATCAAAAGGAGAACCAGACATGCCACCTTTCTCATTACGTCTATAAGTCCTCAACTCTGCAATAGTATGCTCACAATGAAGAATCAATTCCTCATTTTTCATAGCTTTAGCAAGATCATCAATCAACAAAGGCTTAGAAGTACGAGTAGTACGCCAACCAAACTCTTGAGTAACACGATCCGTAGACTTATTTAAAGCTCGCTTACGAAAAAGCTTAGGGTACCCTAGTTGTCGTAACTGTGTGATCGTAGTCAAACCATGATTGTTAGACTCCACGCAACATAAAGCATCGCCATACCACATGCCAATCTTATAAACCTCATGCGCCAACTCGTCAGGCGGTATGCGCCCATGCCAAACCGCAACCTGTTCACCATTCTTAGCATCAACAACTTGAATACAAGAATAATCACCATGACCTAAACCTTCAGCTGTGTCAACGCCAAGAACGTAACCATTCCATCTTTCTGGCTCCTGCCACACTATGAACATTTTTACGAAACCCTAAACTCGACAACATTCGCGTGAGTCTCATGGAGATAACCTGATAAACCTGCTCTAACATGACGACGCATATTGTCAAGCATGTCAAGATCGAAAACAGGATTACCAGACCGAACAAATGCCTCTTCGGGACTTGTTGGATATTCCTGTGCGAGCTGCCATGAAAGCATTGATTGCTTCTTAGATTCATACCATGTCTCATCTCTGTCCTCCGAAGCTGACCAAGGGAAAAACATAGGGGAAAAACGGTTATTGCCAGTCTCCGCCCCAGTCCACAAATTGTGAAAAAAGTTACCAGAACCATTAGCAGTAGACAAACCAATAATCCGACCACCCACATCAGCCACAGGCTCTATAGAAGCCCACGCTTCTTCAGGATTTGGAAGGAACGCCCATTCGTCAACCACAACCAGCGTAGCTGACTCACCTCTTGCAGGATCGGATGCTGAAGGCATTGATGTAATCTGGCTACCATTCGAGAATCCCATCCTTTGCTGATGCTCCACCAACGATTTCGGTCCACGATCCAACATCCAATCTGGCAAATGTTTCATGCCGTACTTAGTTTTTCTTAACAACAACACCGCTTCACGCTCTGTACGCGACAAATCAATAATGTTCTGATCGTCTTTAAAATAAGCTAACCAAAACTGGTGAGCAGCAACAAGAGTAGTCCAACCAATCTGACGCGCTTTCAACGTCAAACTGTACCTGTTGTTAGCCCACTCGTCTAAAGCGAATGATTGGGCATCTCTAAGATCAAAAAGAATACGCCCATGAGCAGGATGAGCGATATGCCAATACATACGAAGGAAATAGGACTCATCTCTTTCACATTTCCTCCACTCAGCTTCTTGCCTTAATTCTGCTAAACGCGACATTATCCAGGGTGACTATTCAAAAATTGTTCATATGCTTGCGGTGAATCCAATATAACAGTTTGATAGGAGTAAGTAGGTGTATCCCCACCACCCAAACCAAACGCGGCGATAATACCGCCTACAGCTACTATTAAACCAGTAATAGCAGTAATCAACTTAACCGTATTATTCATTCGACCTCCAAAAAAATACATTCTCCAGGGCAATCCTCAGCTGCATCAATCGCACTCTCAACCAGCTCGTCTGGGACTGTTGCTGTTCCATCAGCCATTTGTAAGACAGGATCGCTTTTATCTGTACGAGGGTTATCTGGTCCATATAAAGAACTCCAATCCGCTTCTTTCACATACGCCAAGCCATCATCGTGCATATCAAACAAGCTTGGGCAAATCTCAACACACAACCCATCACCTGTACACAGGTCTTGGTCAATCCAAACTTTCATCTATTGGAACCAAGATTGTACAGTCCGAGCTAACACCCCAACCGCATATACTATAGACGCGCCAGCGAAACCCATCGCTGACAGGATTATCCAATCTTTCCCTGACGGCGGCTTCATTCGCAAGCCTCGCAGACTTCAGGGTTCTCCAAACCGCACGCCAATTCCTCATCATCGTCAAAGCCATCGAGAACCTCCCAAGCTTCAACCGCAAAGCCATTCGGCTTCACTTACGTTTCTTAGCGTGAGTAACTTTCTTGCCAGTGCGACGTGCAGCTGCCTTCGCAGCAGCACGCCCCTTCTTAGTGTAAGAATAATGTTTCTTTCCAACTTTAGGCATCCTGCACCAACCTTAAATGACGAGCCTCAACTTCCAAGGCTTCAGCTAACTCCTCATCAGATAAACCTTGAGTGTCCCGCTCATCGTCAACAACGACCTTGCGCTTAGGAGTGAACTTATCAATGTACTGCAAGTACAAAGAAGCAGCCTTCACATCGCCATCGGAAGCCCTCTGCCAGAGCGAATTGATAACGCTCTGAACCCTTTCAGGGTTGATGTTCAGTTCTGCTGCTCGACGATCCCACTCTTTAACAAATCGGGGATCTTTCTTGATCCGACGAAGAGAATCTTCGTGGATCTTATTCGCAGCAGCCCATTCACGCTGGGTGACTGGATCTCTGTCTGGTCCTAGTAGTAGCCAATCAAGGAACGTTTTCCATTTTTCAGGCATTTGTTGTTCGCCTGTTTCAGGATCTGTTTTCCATCCCTTGCCGCCACCGTTTTGAGCCATTTATTCATCCTTTGATTCCCAGTCGCTAATAAGATTAGACATCATAGTCATTGCGTCTTGCGGGTCTTTAAAAAGTTCCCTGACACGGTTATCTTGAATAACCGCCCAATGGAAGTACCCAACATGGTCTAAGACCTTTTTCACTTCTACTTTTGTTCTGAGGTTGGTATTCATATGACATCTATTGTATGCGACAGGTGTCCCATTCGGGCGAATAATAGTCTAAATACTTTGGGACAAACACTTCTATAACTAGAAGGTACTAAGTAACATTCCTTTCTGCCTCACAGAAAGGAATGGTACTAGAAGCTTATCATACGCATACAGGTTTAAAACACTGAACGCACTGTCTACTCATATCTATACATATACACGCGTGCGCCGCCCACCCCCCGAAGGGGGGTGGGCTGGTCATGGCAGTACCTTCTAGGTACTGGTGCGGCGGTCTGCTGTACAAAGTACTCCTTAGGGAGTACTTTCTGCACAAAATCTCTTAGATTTTGTGGGAACTGGGTCGGCTTTACTCCCTTACAGGGAGTACGTGTTCGTTCTTTAGAACGAACAGCTGGATCACAAGTCAACCCTTTAGGTTGACTTGTGTCTGTCGGCTTCTTCATCAATTCTTATCCCTAAAGGGATAAGTAATTGATGGGTATTTTCTGGTCGGTTTTTCTCATCACCTTTGGTGATGGTTCTGGCTGGTTCTCAATCAAAGACGCTTACAGCGTCTTTGATTGGATTATTCAATGCTTTAGACTGAATGTCTAAAGCATTGGTTTTTTTGGTGTTGTCGATTCTCCATCAAATAAAGCTCTGCTTT